CGTTGTTCTGGGGTTCCGGTTACTGGAAGCTGAAGGTCGGCGCATATACTGCGCCAGTTAAAACGCTAACCCTTGATGACCTGCGTGGGCCGATCAACCTGCAAACTCGGTCAAGCACCAGGGACAGCTTTAACGGCGTCGGTGGTACTTTCAACAACGCTGATGGCGACTTTATCACCTCTGATTATCCTCCGATCAAAAGTAGCACATTCCAGACTGAAGATGGCGGCGATGAGATGCTGCTAGACTTGCCATTGCCGTTTACCACTTCTGCGTCCACAGCGCAGCGCATCGCGAAGATGACGCTGTATCGTGGCCGCGAGCAGATGACGATCAGTGCTGACTTTGGGTTGGAGGCGTTCAACATTGAGGTTGGCGACATCATTGCCTTTGATAATGATCGCTACGGTTTTGATGGCAAAGAGTTTGAAGTTATCGGTTGGAAGTTTGCGTCCAACCAAGAAGCTGGCGATCTGCGGGTGACTTTGACCCTGCAAGAGACATCTGAGGCGGCATTTGATTGGAACGCTGAAGAAAGCGACATCATCAACAACAATACCAATTTGCCTGATGCTGGCGCTGGGCTTGCGATCACCAATCTGACTGCCTCCGGCGGCGGTCGCACTCAGGGTGATGGAACTTTCATTAACTCCGCCATATTAAACTGGGACGATGTGTCGAACGCTTTTTCTGCCTACTACGAGGTTGAATGGAAGGCACTGGCGGATAGTACATATTCCAGCACAACAACCGTTGAGTCAGCTATTGAGATTTCGCCTCTGGTTGATGGGGTTGAGTATATATTCCGTGTGAGGGCTGTAACCGCCTCTGGGGTTGCGGGAGCATATTCTACTGTTCAGTTCACTGGTGGTGGGGATGTAACTGCGCCGGGTCTACCCACAGCAATCACTGCTGATGGTGGCTTCAGGTACATAACTGTCCGTTGGACCAATCCTGCTGACGCTGATCTTAACTTTGTCGAGGTTTGGGAGAATACTTCGAACTCCTCCTCTGGCGCAACAAAGGTCGGCATATCGGGTGGTAGCGAGTTCGTGCGCTCAGACTTGGGCATACAAGAAACTAGATACTACTTCTTGAAGTCGGTGGATTACAGTGGCAACGCTTCTGCATTTACTACTGGTGTATCAGCGACAACCACCTTTATTGATGACGATGACTTCGCTAATGGTGTCTACAGTTTGTTCACTGACCAAGGTTTATACGCCATTGAGGATGTTACATCTCTACCTGCATCTGGTGACTTTGAGGGTCAGAAGGTATTCAATACATCAGATGGAAAGCTATACAGTTGGACAGGAAGCGTATGGGAAGCGACTGTTTCCGATGTAGTCGCTGGATCAATTACTGCAACGGAAATAGCTGATGGCGCTATATCAACGCCTAAGTTGGCTGCAAACTCGGTTGTCGCAAGCAAAATACTGGGTGGAACGATCACTGGTAATAAGATTACTGCCAATACGATCACAGGTGGTTTGCTGTCTACTTCTGGGATTATTACGAACTCTGCGCAAATTAACGATGCTGTTATTGTTAATGCTAAAATACAAAATGCAGCGGTTGATACACTTAAAGTAGCTGGAGATAGTATCACTATCACTGATTTCACGGATTTCTCAACGCAGTCCGGTTCTGGACCCTATACTTTCACCACTAGTCTGAATTTGGCGTATTCTGGTGACATTGTTGCAATCGCAAATATTGAAATGTTTGGCACTGCTGGCGCTGGAGACACGGCTACATTTAGGCTTTACATTGATGGAACAGTAATGACAGGCATTAACTTCACGGGGTCGTCGCTTATTGGCCTTCACACAATGTCTGGCTCTAAGTCCCTCGGAACTGGGAACAGAACAGTTCAAGTAGAAGTCAGCGGATTGTCTGGGATAGTTAGCCCGTCAGCAGATTGCCAGATAACAATCTTTCGGAGATACAGATGACAAGGTACACAAAGTACAATGCGGAGACTGGAGAAATAGAATTTACGTTTGGGGGCAAGGGTGGTGACTTAGAGGTAAATCAACCCTATGTTGAGGGTGAGTATTCTGGCAAGGAATATACAATATCAAATGGTCAGCCTGTAAGAAAGCCTGAGTCTGAAATTCAAGATTTCTACACTGGTCGTTCTTTGTTGGAGTTAAAGAATAGGCGAAACGGCTATCTTAAAGACAGTGATTGGACTCAAGGTAATGACGCCCCATTAACAGATGCCAAAAAACAAGCATGGGCCACCTACCGTCAAGCCCTGCGTGACTTGCCAGCGAACACAGATGACCCCGCAAACCCAGTTTGGCCAATTCAGCCTTCCTGATTTACTACTGGAAGCCTTTGTGTTAAATTGCAGGGGCATATGCTAACATAACCTTCGGAGGCCGATCATGGCAACTTTTAATAAGGTGAACGATTTCGTTGCAAACGCCGTTCACAACATGGACTTAGAAAGCGATCAAATCGTTGTAGCTCTGTCCAACACTGCACCAGCTTCAGAGTCCAGCAACCCTGCCACTGACGGCAATGGTGTCCTGGCCAATGTCACACAGATCGCTTACACGAACTTGTCTTCACGCAATGTGACTACATCTTCGTCCGCGCAGACTGGTGGCACATACAAGCTGGTCCTCGCTGACATTACGTTGACATCTTCCGGCGGCTCAACAGGCCCGTTCCGCTATGTCTACATCTACAATGACACAGTGGCTACTCCTGCTGACGCTCTGATCGGCTACTACGACTATGGTTCATCCTTGACCCTTAACGATGGCGACAGCTTGACTGTGGATTTCTCTGCCGCGAATGGTGTCCTGCAAATCGCATAAGGTGACTCAATATGGTGACGCTCGCAAACCGAGTTAAAGTTGAGACCTCGACAACAGGCACCGGGACGATAACTCTCGGTGCCGCTGTTGATGGCTATCAAACATTTTCTGCTGGGGGCGTCTCCGATGGAAACTCAGTTCGTTACGTTATTGAAGACGGTAGCAACTGGGAAATTGGCACTGGGGTCTACACGGCGTCAGGTACAGCTCTATCAAGGACCGTGAGCGAAAGCTCTAACGCTGGCTCTGCTATTAGTCTTTCTGGCACGGCTACTGTTTTCATTGGTGTCGGTAGTGGTGACATTCAGCAGCCCCCATCTGAGGGTGCTTTTGCTGATGGCGACAAGACCAAGCTAGATGGCATCGAAGCAGGTGCTGACGTAACTGACACAGCTAATGTGACATCGGCGGGGGCTTTAATGGACAGTGAGGTAACTAACCTTGCTCAAGTTAAAGCCTTCGACAGTGCTGACTATGCTACCGCTGCACAAGGCTCCCTTGCTGATAGTGCTGTACAACCTAATGATACCGTAACGCTTGGCGCTGTGACGGCTACATCCTTCTCGGGTGATGGCTCTAGCCTCACAAACCTTCCAGCGCCGTCTGGCGTTATGTCATCTACAAACCCTGTAGTCACATCTGGTACGATCACTGAGGATGTCTACACTATCTCTGGCACATCTGTTTCGCTTGAGCCTGACAACGGCTCTATTCAGATTCACACCTTGTCAGGTAACACGACCTACACAGACGCCTTCTCTGCGGGTCAGGCAATCACCCTGATGATTGATGACGGGTCGAGTAGAACGGCCTCATGGCCTACGATGACTTGGGTGAACAACCAAGGGGTCGCACCTTCCCTCGCATCTACGGGCTATACCGTCGTGTCTTTGTGGAAAATTGGATCGACGCTCTACGGTTCTGTAGTCAACGGAACCTCTGATGGCGGAGCTGGCGAAGGTGTTTTCTACTTCGACGCAATCCAAGAGGGTTACTCAGCGCTGTCAGGTACAACACCTAGCGTCGATGCTGACACAGCGGGTAGCTTTGCCCTTACTACATCTGGCAACACTACGTTTACGTTTAGTTCTGTTACACCTGGCAACTCTGTAGGCTTCACGCTGAAAATTACGGCTGGCGGAACACATACTTTGACATGGCCCGCATCTGTAGATTGGGCTGGCGGCACTGCACCTGACGCACCTGCCTCTGGTGAAACTGATGTATACGTCTTCTACACAGTAAATGGCGGCACAACTTGGTATGGCGCACTGGCTATTGACGCTGCGGCATAAGGGAGGTCACTGATGGGTAAAATTGCAGACCTTATGCTTATGGCCGCTGGTGGCGCTGGTGG